TGAATCTCAGAAGCCGCGCCCCGAGTAAGCGGGATGGCACCGGTGTATACAAAGTGACTACAAGTCTCCGTATACCTGTTGTCGCTGATGAGACTGTTAACGGGATCGTCATGCCTAAGCTGGTGAGGTTTCACCAAATCAGCGTAACGCATTTCATGCCCGCCGATGGCCTACTTCAGGAGCGCAAAGATGTTCGGAAAATCCTTTCCGGGATTATCAACGATAGCCAGTACTTGGACGTCGTTGAGAGCCTTGGTTCGCCGCGTTAATGAGTTGGAACCCTCTTTTGGGTGCCATCTCCTCTTGCTGACGGTGGTCCTCAGTGGTGCCTCCGCCTGGTACATTCTTGACCAGGGCGAAGATGAGGCATTCTGTTTGGACACATCAAGGCTCCTTGCGCCGGGGGGTAAAACCCCTAAACGACAACCTAACGTGGAGACATTCAATGTCGCACAAGCACTCTCCGTTTCCGAAGGTGCAAACCGGTGTTCCTAGCCACACCATGTCCTTCTGTCTTTCTATTCTTGAAGACATTAGGACTCCCCTCAGCCTTGCTATCCACCAGGAACTTTCTTCCCAGAAAGTAAACTGGAGCAAGGTTGCGACTGTGGAGTTTAAACCTCACAGTTACACCGAGATTGAGACGTTCAAGCGGGATTATCTCGCCTCTAAACTTCTCTCCAAGTATCCGAACGCGGACCTTGGTATCGACCGGGCCAAAGTGGCACTCGAGAAATTTCGGTTATCCGAGCTACGTTGTCAGGCTGTCAATGAGACCCTGGAGGGAATGCTCCGCACTGGTAACAGTGTGGCGGCGAGCGTTGTTTTTATGGCTCGTCGGAAAATAGCAGACCTTCTCCCAGAGTTGAATTGGTACGACCTGGCCGCGGGCTTCGGATGGGGGCCTGGTGCTTCGACCTCAAAGAAGCGCCAGAATGGTGACGCGGCGTATAAGTTCGGTGTTACAACCGACGCGTCGGTTAATATGAGACCCCTCCTGCCTCTCATCCAGAGTTGGCTGGACCCTTGGTTCCCGGAAATCCGGATCGTGCCAGGGGGGAGGGGGACAACCGTCCCGAAGGACGCGAGGGGCGACCGATTCATCATGATTGAACCAGATCTCAACTGCTTTGTGCAGAAAGGTCTGGGCATGATGTTGAGGAAAGCCCTTCACAAGGTAGGACTGCTCATCGGAAGCGAGAAACTCAATATAGACTCACGGCGTAGTCCCTTAGCGGGAGCCCGTCCTAGTCGTGTTGAGCCTCGTGACATACTCGACCTTTCTGAAGTTGGCCTTAGGGCCTTCGTTAAGCAGATCGAGTTCCGCAATTCGTCGGGCGTGACAGCCCAAACCAGGAACCAGGAACTTGCCCGCGAGGGCAGTATCACCGGAGAACTGGCGACGATTGACCTGTCCTCAGCAAGCGATTCCGTCGCACTGAGGTTGGTTGAGGAGCTTCTACCCCAAGACTACGTGAGACTAATCTACATGTGTAGGTCTCCCGTATGCGTCATGCCTGATGGAGAGCAAGTCAGCCTCCATAAGGTATCTTCCATGGGTAACGGGTTCACGTTTGAGTTAGAGACCCTGATCTTTTGGGCCTTGGCTCGTAGTTACGTGGACCTCATGGGAGATAGGGAACGTCGTGTTGCGGTCTATGGTGATGACATTATTTTGTCCTCTCACTCTGCCGAAGGCTTCTCTGAAGTACTGGCAGACCTAGGGTTCTCTCTAAATCTAGAGAAGAGCTTTTGGCATGGTCCCTTCCGCGAATCTTGCGGAAAGCACTACTGGAGTGGCACCGACGTTACGCCTTTCTATGTCCGAGACGAGTTGGATTCAATTCCTCGTCTTTTCTGGGCTGCAAACTCCCTCAAGGAGTGGGCACGCTTACCCGGTTGGGGCCTGGATGGCTCCGTTGAACCGACGTACAACCTAGTGAAAACTTGGTTGCCAGAGTGGGCATCAGACCTTGTCGTTCCACCATCTATTGGCCGAGACATTGGCCTTTGGGTGGACCTTGACGAAGCCGTGTCGAATAGGCACGTAGTCAGGGATTACGCCAGATTTGGCGGCTGGTTATGCAGGGGGTTAACCTCTAGCACGAAGGCCGTTAAATGTGATACGACTGGGCGCTTGTTGAAGAGTTTATTTCTCCTTCAGCAGGTGGGGGCCGTGGGCGATCACGCAGATCCGATGAGGCAAGGGCCCTACAAGGTCCAAGCTCCGTTTGTTCTGCGACGTCGTGAAGACGGTAAAGAGGTGGCTGTGAAGCCATCTCGATACATACGCTCACAGGGTTGGGAATCGTTAGGAGATTGGTTGTCATCCTAACGGACTTTTGGTGCGTCCATTGCACCGATGGGGCCGGGCACCTTTGCCCGGCACTTGGCTAGAGATAGCCAATAGGAAGG